TAATTATAAACTCTGGGTCATCATATGCTAGAGCATCCGCTGTAAGTGTAATAGCAATTTCATTTTGAAGAGCAGAGGAAGAATTATAATTAAGAAATGCAACATTTGAATCAATAATAAGAGTGCGAAGTCCTTGTAAATTAGGATCTATTGACCAGTTTAATCTTTTATGTGTATAAGTACTTCCACTTAGGGATATTTGTGCGATAACTGCATCATTTGCATAGTCATGCCGTAAAGTTGCTCGTGCTACAGCTTTTGTTTCATCTACACTAACAATTTCACTGCTTGTACTATTTAGACGCATATCTGTGTATAAAGTATCATTATCTTCAATATACGCGACTCTCGCAGCAAAATAAGTATCAGTTGCTGTTTTTATACGAATAATGTCTCCCACTTGAAAACGAGACTCAAATGCAGTAGTTCCTTCTGATTTTTCAACTTTATTACTGTACGCAGCTACTTTTACTCTGGCATCAGCGCTATTTGTACAATCTGTCCATATATTTTCAGAGTTAGCGACAAATTGATCATAATCATACCAATGAGTTAAGGAAGTATTTTGAAAATTAGATCGAGTATGATGTACTAATTTTAAGTAATCAGTAGTATCGTCTGCATCAAAATAAATAAAAGCATTCGTTAATTCTTTACCATTTGTCGCCATTGCAGTAAGCACTTGTTGGTAAGTTGCAGCAGTACTTTGATTAGCATTATTTATTACAGTTCCTGGCGCTCCGAGCGACCTTATCGCAAAGTCTTTAGTATCAAAACTAAATGTGCTTCCATCATCAGAACATTCTGTATTTGCAAAAATGCCGCTAGGAACTCCTTCTTTAGTACGTGCGCATTGTACTTTAAAAGGATCATTAATTTCTCTTGCTTGCCATTTAATTTTTGATCTATAATTATTTCCTGCTGAAAAAGTCTGAACCCCAAAACGATAAGTTCCGTCAGGAATTCTATTAATAGCGCACTGTGTTCTTTGACCCCGAATAGGAATCATCTCTAGCTCTTCGCCTCCTACACCAGGAATAGGAGGATCAATATATACATTATACCCCCTGACTCCTTTATAACGAGTGCCGTCATTATTTCTAGGATAATCCCATTGTATCATTACTTCTTCATCAGGGCGCTTATGATCTGATCTAGATAATATATAAATTGCTTCAGGAGCAGGAATAACATTTGATTCTGGTGGATTAACAGGATCTTGAGAAGCTAAGTTAAAGTCCTTATCAATAGTATCAAATTTTGAGTTATAAAATTCTACACAAGTTAAAGCATATGTCTTATCTTTCTCTTCTTTTATACCTAATATTTTATACTCTTTATAAGAAGGAGTAGTATTACGTCCTTTATAAGTTTCCCGAATTGCCCAAATTGTACTATCAGGAATCTCTCCAGAAAATGCGCTAGAAATGGCTATCTGAGTTACTCCGCTAACCACTGATACGTTACTAGATGTAAATGATTTTGTTTCTACAGTAGTAGAATTTCTAAACTCTACAAGCATATCATTGCCCGCATCATCCTGAATGTTAGAAATATTTTTTTGTACCTGTTCATCAGAATCAGAAGTACCTATTAAAGCGGTTGAAGTTCCTGCAATTTTTGCATATTCAACTTCGTCTCCTCGATTATAAGTATATGCAGTACCTGAATGTGTAACAACTGCAGCAGTATCTTGAACAAGAATTACACTTCTAGTAAGAACTAGTAGAGCGAGGGTATAACTGTAATCTCCAGAACTTCCAAAACTAAAACTTTCCACCGCTCCTCCGTCTATTTGAGGCTCGCTCGAAAGAGTGACAATGTCTCTATCAAGAGTAATGGCTGAATTACTAGAATTTGTTATTCTGCCACTAAAAGCAACTCCTGTATCGTCTTCCTGTTGAACATTAACTATATCTCCTGGAGTAAGAAAAGAAGCATTAATAGCGGTTTTAAAATTAAGAACTTCTGTTTGATTAATTGCAGTCCAAGTTTTCCAGCGGCCGTATCTAATCGCTTGTCCTTCTGATGTACAACCAAAAGCAGTCGCTTTTTTAGGTATAATTCTTCCGGTATCTATTATATTTTGTTTGTCTTCAAGTATAATAGGTTCTTGCCGATATCCAGAATCTGGGTTATTCCATAAAACAGTATATTGATTTGCACGAGTTTTACTCCCAGTAGATTGTATATTTATACTATCTTCAAGAATATTTGATTTGGAAAAATTATAAATTGGAGATGCAGGAGAATCTTGAACAAGTAACATTTCTCCATCTAACCAGTACATAATGGAACGAAATACAGTGGCCATGTCCTTTAAAACTTTGTAAGCTTCTGTAGATTTAGTAAGGTATAAATTTGTTGTAAATCTAGGCTCTGTTCCTCCATTAGCTGCAGGAACTAATTCATCACAATACTTTGCAATTTTATATAATTGAAACTTATTAATATCTTGAGCTTCTAAAAAATCTCCTAATCCGTAACGATTATTAACTAATATATCATAAAAACACCAAGCAGGATTATCTGTATAATATACATCATTATCAAGTCCACTAGCATTAGTTGTACCTTCATTACTAAACTCACCATTCCACATTCCTGTATAAGTAGCAACTCCTGTAGTACTTAAATGTCTAGGAGTATAATTAGAGGGAATTTTTACTTTTAGACCTCGCATATGATAGGAACGTTTAGGAGGTTGTGGAAAACTTTGAGAACTAAATTCTAAATGTGCACATGAAGTAAAAGGATAATTAACTCGTTCATTTATTGTACATATAACTTGAGAAATTTTAACAGAATCAATTACTGCTGCTATCTCTGAGATTTGGTTACGTACTAAATAATCACCTCCTGGGCCTCCTAATTTGCCCGTATGTAAATTAGAGTTTGATTGACCATCTGGAGTGATCCTTGTCATCTCTAGTTTCATGTTTCTAATATTTCGGAATGTATGTACAGGTATTTTAATTACATGAGATGTTGCAGTTTTCTTCATCCCAAACCTATACCAATAATCAAACGCTCCTGCAGTAATATCTATACCCCAATCTGTAGTATTATTACTATTACTTTCAGAACCTAATAAGCGAATATGAAAAGCTGCTCCGCTTGGTTTATCATTATTTTCTTCATCTGTCGCAAAAAAACCTTGCGGCCACTCTATATGAATTCTTACTTCATCAACTTCGGCTATTTGAGCGCCTGATAAAGTCTCCCCAAATACTATAGTTTTACGAATTGCTCGTAAATCTGGATTGGAATCATTAACTAAAGCATCTACCTCTGCTTGGGAGGGATAATTTGCTGAAACAGATGTGGGCCAAGGACACTTACTTTGAAAAGTTTCTAATTGGGCACCAGTAAGAGTAATTGGAAAAGATACTGTACCCACTCCCCCTAATTGATCAAAAGGTTCTTGATTTAAAGTACCTGTTCTAAATTCAAGACTAGCGCCAGGGAATTTTCCCTGTGCTTGGGATCCTCCTGCCTTTCCTTTCTTAAAAACTTCCGAACTTAAAGAAAAAGGTTTAGCAGTTACATCAACAATAGTCCAAGAGGGAATATAAATTCTATTTCCGGAACCTGTAGTTTCAATATCACATCTAACTGTACGATCCATAAAAATTTTAGATACTGCACCTCTATCGGAAACATTAGCATTTTGTGCCCATACATCATCATCAGAAATAGCATTTGATGACATATACCAAACTTTAACTATCGCCCTCTTTGCTAGTCCAGAGCTATCAGCATTTGTGTAGTCTCCATCTCCTAAGAAAGTTATACTACCCCAAATACTTTCTCCGGTAGTACCAGACTTTATTCTGACTATGGGCTTTAAATTATACATCGCTGGGGTAGCTTTATCAGCAGCTACTTTCTGACTTTGAAAAAAGAAATCTTGTGTAGCTATGCTACTAGGGTCAATTACACAAACTCTTAGATCTCCAGAGACCGTACCATTATTTAAATTAGTAACAATATTATTTTCTTCTATTACTATAGAGGCGGAATATAGGTTATGAAGCGATAACCATCGCCAAGCTTTATCGTCTGTTTTCGTCTCATTTAAATCATTTAAAAATACCTCAGTACCCGCCTTATCTTTAATAATAGCGTAATCTGGACCAGTACTACTAGTATTATTAGTATCAATAGTAGCGGTATAACCCGTAGAAGAAGTATATAATCCTGCTGATCCACTTTCTACTAATTGATCTCCAGCTAAATAAACAGAGGCTTCACCATTAACTAATCCCTCTACTGGCCCTTCTGAGAGTGCGTCAGTAATAGTTACGGTTTGTACATCAGTTCCAAGCCGTTCTAAATTAGCTTCGCTCTGGCCCGTATTAGGTAACTGATAAGGATAACTCATTATGCTGGATCCACAAACATGCCAATAGGCTTATTTATATTGCCTTGACCATCGCTTAAGCCACCAACTCGGTTAGCGTTTCCTTGTCCATAATTAGTTTGTCCAGAATAATCGTTTTCTAAGTTAAAAGATATTGGTTGTCCAGGGACTCGTAATTCTCCGTATAATACAGGCACAGGTGCCCCCTCTGCAACAGAATGTTCAGCACCTTGAAATATATACCCTTCTTCCATGCCTTCCACATCATTATCAACCGACGGGTCGGGTGCCATCATTTCCATTAAACCTTGCATTACTAAACTTAATCCTACGCCCACCGCTATCTTGGCCAATAATGTTGAGCCTAAAAGACCGGCACTACCTGCTGCCATTAACGGCCATGCATATATAACTATAATTGCTCCAATAATTATTTTTAAAGCCCCTTTCGAGCCGACAGGGGTAGGAGTAATAATTATGTCTCCTTTATCCAAAGGAAGAATTAGTTCTCGATCATCGTCTATGTACTGATCAGCAATTCTTACAGTAAATCCGATATCTTTTTCAGTTGAATCAAGAAGGTATTTTTTTACGCCTGTATAATTAGCATCTAAATAATGCATAACGTCCTTAACAGTTTCTGCTTTTACTTCAGCAACTCTACCAAATTTCTCGCCCATTTCTCCATTTAAATATACTTTACGCAACATACCTATAGCCTCCTACTAAATATTGGTGCCAGAATGGATATAAGTTTTCTCTACATGACAGTCTATTAACTGCATGATGATAAAAAATATCGTTTCCTAAATACACTCCACAATGGTTGTTTATTTCTTCTTGCACTCTAAAAATTAGTACGTCATTTTCTTGTAAATTTGACAATTCAACTTCTTGTCCTCCCCAGTTTTTAATTACATCAGGGCAAAAATAATCAATTCCTTTTTTATACCAATTATCCTCAAAAGCGGCTCTAGCGGGTATAGTAATACTTTTTGTTACTAAATAATCTCTCATTGCCTCAAAGCAATCACGAACTCCAAATTTATACTCTCGTCCATATAAATCTACTGCATTTGTTTCTGGCTGTACTATTGTTAAATCCATATTAGGATAACTAAATATATAATATGGAATACCCATTGCGTTGCAGTAGTCTTTATCTGTTTGTCCAGGCTCGGAACTATCTCCGATATGATTATGTACGATTCCAACAATATCTGTAGTAATTAATAATTTTATATATTCTTCTGAATCCATTATAAAATCATCTGGATTCTCTGCAATATTTGTAACAGGAAACCACTTCTTTTTTCCTTTAACTACTGAAAGCACTCCACATCCTTCTCTAGGAAATTCTTTTTCAAAATGTTCGCGTATTTCTTCTATATATTCCATTACATATGCCTTCTACTACCGGGGAACCCTCCGAAAGGGAGAATATTTTGATTAACTGTATCTGTTGAAGGAATCGTGTAATGTCCCTGACCTAATGAACCTGTATTAAATTGAAAACGTATTTTACAAGATGTTAGTAACTTTCCACATTGATCAGCACGAACCCAATGGTTAGAACTATCTGCAGGAGTTTGATCACTATTAGTAACGGTAACTCTATAAACTGTAGTTGTATTAGAGAAAGTAAAAGTAGTATCGTCTTTACTGGTTGCACCAGTAACTGGATGAATTACCATTTCACTTCTTCGCGCATCACTACTATTTGTAGAATATGTTTGTCCAGATATAAAAGGTTCATAGACTCGTACTTGTTGCCAAGAACTCTCAGAACTACTAGGAACAGTAGTATTACTAGCAACATTTGATCTCCAATAGGTAAAGCCTCCGCTTCCATCCGATAATCCTACAAGTGCATCTAAAGCGAAGGAGCCCGAAGTATCTCCCGGATGTGTATTTGCACCGTTTAAACCAGTTGGAGAACCATGAATTAAATATTTCCAGACTATAGGCTCATCTTGGTCAGTAAAATATACCCGATATCCCTTGGTACTAGAGTCCGAAGTTTGATATTGTGTAAATTTACCTGCTTTATGCCAAGTACATGCTCCCGTTGGTGTAGTAAATGATCTTCCAGTATAGATCCATGGGCAATATTTTCCGATTACCTGCCTGTTGGGAAGTTTAATGCCTTCTAAATCAAAAGGACTAGCAAGTTCAAAAGATACAAAAGAACTAGTTTTTGTTTTAATTGCGTCAATAATATAGACTTTTTTAGGATACTCAACAACTGATTTTGTACTTACTGTTGAAGGATCTAAAGTTAAATATTTTTCTAAGGTTTGTCGCTGGGTTACTCTTTTCCCCACTAATTTATCTATAGTAAAGTTTCCTAGTCCGTTTGTTCCTCCATCATCCGCATTTTGAAAAACTGAACTGCTTCTAATGATTGATTCTGCGTTAGCAACTGTTAGAACTGGTCTATTTTGCGATCCATCATTTTTAATATCAATATTGCTCATACTTATAGGCATTGCGTAATAAGTATTGCCATCAAAAACAATCGGAGAATAGTCAGTGCCAGAAACTCCAGCTCCTGTAACCGTCATACCTACAGTTAAATTTGTGGAACTTGCAACAGCAACGGTTGTACTATTTGATACATCAGAACTTGTGGTAGTAGTACGTGTAGTAGTAGATCCAGTACTATCGGCCGCATATCCTACAAAAGTTAATGTGATACCACTCGTAAGTGTTTGTGCAACATTTAATGTAAGATTATTACCGTTAATTGCCGTAATTCTTACATCCGTGCTCATTCCTGGGTGAAAATGTAGTGTAGTCGCTGTATCCCACACAAGATCGTATAGGGTAACAAGCCCACTCTCAACTTCCAGACTTTGTACATCTGCTACAATTAAATTTTTATTGCTCATATCCCGTAGATTCTTTTAAATTTTGCATTTACATTATAATAGTCACCACTAACATACTGTATGCTATAGGTGTCACAAACTACTCTTACTGTTTTTTCATCTCCAGATGAATTAGTATCAGGTATTGTAAAGGGAAAAGAAGTAATTCCTGCTTTATCCTCAAAAAACTTAATAATATCATCTGCTGTAGCTTTCTCTCTGTTTTTCATATTTATATTGTAAATTTCAGAGATTGAATTAATTCCATCTTTTGAGCGTTGTTCATACCCATCCCCAAACCTTGCTGTTCTAATCTTTGCCTTATGCTGAGCTTTTAAATCATTATCTGGTCGAATAGTGGCAGTAGTAATACCTGTTCCTGAAATTTGAAAACCGATTGCCATTATGCTACTCCATAGGGGCTTAACATACCCCCTGCTCGTTTCTGATTTAACAATTCTTGTTGAACAGCAAACGCCACTCTTTCACCCAACTCTTGTGCTTCTTGTGCATCAGATTCTGTAGTAGTATCAACCCCGCCTTCACTATCTATATTTACGGTAACTCCTACATGATTTGTTTGTCCAGCACCCGGGCCGCCCCCTCTAGGGAATGTTACTGGTATGTCCTTGCCATTAGGTAAAGGAACTACTGCTTCATTTCCATGCAGAACTGCGGGGTAACCGGACATTGGTCCTTTTGCAATTCCTCCTCCTGCATATCCTAGAGGAGGGTATAAACCTGTTTTACTAAGAGGTCCTGTAGCAACATCGGCAGCAACAACCGTCGTCAAAGCAGTAAGTGCTGCGGTGTTTGCGCTCTCGGAAACCAACTCCTTAGCTCCAAACAACTTTTCCCAAAGGAGTTTTCCTTTTTCCCATATGGTTTTTCCCATCTCAAATAGGTAAAAGGCTGCCATTATTTTTTGTAGTGCTTGTCCTGCCTTACTATTTCCTAACAAAGCTGTAACAGCCATTCCTAATCCGGCAACTTCTTTCATAGTTATCTTATTTGACTCTTTCATTGTATCGTTTAATTTAGCAACAGGACTTTTTTCATCTCCTGCTGTAGTACCACCACTCAAGTCATCTTCTCGTCTCTGTGCAGTAACTTCTACCTCTTGAAGTTGATCCATTCCTCCTGCTGCAGGCTTTGCTTCTCCTGTTACGGGATCTAATGCTGGAGTACTACCATTTTGGCCTACACCTCCCCCGGTTCTATCTGTCCACCAACTACCATCTCCTGTACCTGTTCCTGTACCAGTACCGCCTCCTTCCCCAGGTTTACAAACACAAGATGCACAAGCTTCACGGATTGCATCCGCGAGCCTAGTAATAGTTTCATCTAGTGCTATTGTAAGCTCTGTAGCTCCCTCGGTCATAGCGGTTTTGACTGCTTCTCCCGCAGCTACTACACTCTCTTTTACTTCTGTGGCTATCGCGGGAGCTGTACTAGTTTTAAGTTTCTCATCTAATACTAGAGTACCATTTTTTATTCCTTCCTCGACTTTTATTCTCATTGCCTCTGCAGCTCTTTGCTCCTCAGTCTGCATGTTCATAGCATTCATTATATCTTGAGTTATTGATTTAGCAACACTATCTATCATTGTATCAACTATACCTTTTGCCATCCCTGCTAAAGCTTCTTTAATATTAGCGTCGCCTTTTAAAACATCGGATATTCCTTTTTGGAGTCCAGTTTCAAAACCCGTTTTCATATCTTCTACAAGAAGGGCTCGTAATTGGCCTTGTCTTTCGAGTTCTGCGTTTTGAGCTTTTATATGCTCTACTTGATTTAATAAATTGTTTTCTAGTTCTGGGTCCATACCTTTTAGTTCCGCTTTGGCGAAATTAATTTGGTTTTGTATATCAAGAATTTTCAGATTATTATCTGTCATTTTCTCAGCACGAGCTAATTCCTCCATCTGTAATGGAGTAGCCCCGCTTCTTGCTTTAGTAAAGGCGGTCTGAAGTATTAATTTATTATTTGCTAAGTCTAATTCCATCTGTCTAACTTTATTCAGAACACGAAGATATTCTTGGATATCGTCCAAGTCTTTTGCAACTAGTTCTGTTTGTGCCATACCTTTTAATTTTGTCTCTAACTTCTCTAAATCAGTAATTAAATCACTGTTCGCTGTTTTATGCTTAGTTAGACCCGAAATAACTTTATTATATGACGTTCCGTATGCAGATACTTCTTGAGCGGTTAGAGCAGCTTTAGATCCTACCTTCTCAATACTATCCCCTAATTCTTTAAATGTTTTTGCATCCTCCTTCGTTAATTTTCCTTCTTTTGAAAGTATTTCTAACAAAGCTATATAAGATTGTTGATTTTTGGTCAAATCACCTTGTGCTATGTTGCCATAATGTAATAAGGCCTTATCTGCTGCTAACTTATTAACGTCCATTAACTCTTTAGTTTTGGTCGTTAATTGTTTAACGGACTCATTAGCATTGCTTAATCTTGTGCTTGCCTGCATAGCAGCGTCTTCAATAGCCTTGAATCGTGCAATTTCGTCCTCTCTGGCTTGGCCTTTTAAAGGACCTACATATTCATAGTTACCCAGATGAGTACCTCCTCCCAGAGGAATATCTGTTTTGTTTTGTTTCCAGTTAGGATCATCCCGAGCCTTTCCAAGCGCAACCTCTGCTGCACTCATTTGTTTTGATATATCAACAAACTCTTTAACATTAAATGCTGCGGCTACTTTACCTCGCATATCAGTTAGTGCGTCATTAGCAGCTAATATATTTTTTGTCAGAGAAGCTACCATTTCGCCTTCTGCTTTCAGTGCATTATAACTATCATGCATTACTTTAGGATTTTCAGCAGCGGCATCTTTTAATGTTTGTTGAATTTTTGCAAAATCTTTATACTCCTCATTTAACTGCTCTACACTTTCACGAAAACCATCATATTGTGCTAGTAATTTGACTAATTCTTTATTTTCTGCTATTAGTCCTAGGTATATTGCTGCCTCTTTTAATAAATCCTTCAACATTAGGGCTACTCCAACTAAGCCCATGCCTTTAAATAATAAGTCAACACCTCTTGTCATCTTTGCTGTTGCAGCCTGCATACCTGCCATGGCTGCTCTCCAGCTAGCGACCATTTTTTTATTTGCAATATCCATTCGAGAACCCATATTATTATACCCAAGAACTATTTTATCCCAAGTGGAGTACGCCCCTTTAAGTCTAGCCTTTAAATGAATTCTATAAGTAGATAGCTGTCTTCTGTCCATATGCTCAAGTTTTTTATTAGTTTTATTTGCATGTCTTAATAAGGCTGCAGCTTCTGCCTTCTTTAGTTTACTTATATCTCCGCCTGTTCTTTGTAGGCCTTTACTTGGGTCTTTTATCCCCGCAGTAACGGGCTTACCCGCAGCCATATCTTTCTGTTGCTGATCTAGTTCTTCTAACTCTTCCTTTGCCTCTCGATAAGCGTTAGAGGCTTCCTCTGCTGCTTCTTTTGATTTTTTCTTCCAATCTTCCATGCCAGGAAGAATTGAGCGTATAATAGGTATAGCTAACAGTGCTAGAGCGGCTGTTAAAGAAACAATATTTTTTGTAAAAAATTCCGCAGTAGGTTCTGCAATTTTTGCAGTAAATTCTTTTACTTTTTTCATTATCCTATCAAAAGCAACTCCTAAACGTGCGACAGCGTTTGCTTGAACTCCTGTTGCCTTTGCAACTGCATTATATTTTGCTTCTAATTGTCCTTGTACTTCAGCATGCACCGCTTGTTTCTTTTCATATGTTGTTAGATCTTTTGCCGATTTTCCTAAAGTTGCAGCATAATTTTCTTGAGCATCAGCAAGACGTAGTGTAATACCTAATTCATCTAATAGTTCTGGTTCTGCTTTTGTTACACCTCTAACCAAACGATTAAAAGAATCTGTAACATCTCTACCCAGTATTTTTGAAAGATTTCCTGCTCCTTCTGCTAACCCTTCAAGTTGTCCTGAGCTTAACCCAGAGGCAATACCAATAGAAGCAGCTTCTGATGCCGATTGGAAATCTAACATTGCTCCGGAGGCTGCTTGTATATTTGCAGTAAGACTTTGCATGCCCACACCCGTTGCACCTGTGAAGGCAACTTGAGATTCTTGCATAACACGGAAGTCTGCTGCTTTCTTTAAGAACTGAAAAGCCGCAGTGATTGCAAATACATTAGAAGCAAGAATAGCATATGCAGGTACAAGAGTACCCGTCATACCTTGTGCCATCTTTGAGAAGTTTTTTGTAGTATTAGAAGATTGCTTAGATAAGCCTTTTAGGTTTCTATCCGCATCTTTGGTAGATTTGCTGCCTTTTTTATGAGCAGCATCTACTTCATCTAGTGCGACTCCTAATTTTTTAGAATCGACAGCAACACGTCTAGTTGTGCCTTTGTCATCAACTATAATATCAATATATACTTTATCTTTTCCGGCCATTAACCCTGCACATTATGAGTGTATGTCTTACCACTGCTGTGCTGACGCTTTCTTTCGTCAGCTTTACGTTTTCGTTCCTGCTCTTCTGATTTATGAGTTACTACTATACTTTCCCACATTTTCAGAAAGTAAAGAATTACTTTTCTATCCTCTATTTCAAACAGCTCAAAAAGATGGTTTATTGTACTCCAGTCCTTTCCCATATAGGTTCCAGACATACCATCCCATCTATCGGATAAATACCCAGATACTAAAAATGCCACTTGAACTTCATCTGGAAACTCAGACGGTTCAAGCGGCATTCTTTTGGGGTCGGGTTCCTCTCCTAATTGTTCACAAATTTTTAGGTATTTTTCCCAATCAATTTGAGAGGTGGATTCTTTTACGTATTTCTCAAGTAACTTTTTAACTTCTGTTACTTGTTCCCAGTAAAATTTTCTAGATCACCTACTGTTTCAGTAACCCAAGTATCAAAGTCACTCGCATTTTTCATAAGCAATTCTGCATTATCTTGAGTATAAGGTAAACAATCTTCAGGATCTAAGTCTCCAACATCTACCAAAAGAAGCTCTTCTAGGTAACGATATTTTAAGCCTTTCCATCCTTTGATTACGCCTTTGCAATATTCAACAAGAAACTTATCTTCGTTTAATTCTTCTTCCGGTTGCCGAGTCTTTTTATTCCATTTAGTAGTTAAACACTTCTTACGAAGTCTTACTAACTCTTCACGGGCTAAATAGCATAAATCTACTTTCATTTCCGCGAATCCAGGAAAGTCAATGGATACTGTTTTACTAGGAGTCATTAGACTCGATAGTGATACGGGTTCTTTCTTTTCTACTTTAGTCTCGGGCATGGTTCTAAGTCCTTATTAAATTTTATAGAGATAGTATAATTCAAAAGACACTAAATGTCAAGAATTATTTTTGGAGGGTGATAAGTGAAGGGGCCTAAGCCCCTTACTTATTATGAATACGTGGCTGGTGCGTAGTATTCGATGTTGGTTAGTTCGTTTGCAGTACCAAAGTCTGATGGTAATGCGTGGAAGTTACTTTCAAGTGAGATTACATCTTCAACAGAGTGTGAAGGAACTTCAAAGTGAACATTCGGCATTGTAATTACCAACGAAGGTGTTCCTGCTTGCGCAGATCCACCAATCTTTAGTGTAACAGCAAACTTATTTACAACCTGCGACATAGCAGACGTAGATACAAGATCATTAAAGAACTGTCGAGAAGTTCCTGAAGTCTTATCTGAGTCACTCAATGTTAAATAGCAAGTTGCTGAGCCAGTAACATTACGTGCTCCTGTTACGTGCTCCAACGGCTTGTTTACAAATCCTAATTCATCAGGTACAAGATACGTGATATTATTAGAGAGTGTAAAACTTCCGCCTGTCATTGTAAGACTGTACTTTCCGTCTCCGTTTGTAACCATTCCACCTGGGAATACTGTCTTATTATCGGCAGTAATGTCAATGGAGGTCAAACGATTTCGAATAAAGGTATTGGTACTTGTTACAGCTTCATCAATTGCTTGGACAAGTGTAAGGTTTCCAGAGCCTGGTACAGTTTTAACCATATGAACAGCAGTACCTGAAGCATTATCACTCTGGAAGTAAAAATCTCCAGCAGTCAATAAGTCAGTATCAGTACCGTCTTGGGTACGTTTTGGAGTTGTAGCATTTCCAGTTTGCCCAACTGTTAAAGTAGTACCTGTTCCTCTTCTAAAGTTTACGGACCTATCCTCAATTTCTTTTGCCATTCCTGACCAGTTCAAAGTAGCAATACCTTCTACATCAAAGTCAATACTTACTTCATTTATAACCGCTTCCGCGCACTTATAGATAACGGGATTATCAACATCTGTTTCAATTACAAAGTACATATGCATTGGGTGTAAAGCTGATCTATTTGACTCAGTTAGTACAATCGTGCTATTGTCAGCACCAGGAGTAATAACAGGACCAGATACTTTATTTACAGCTCTTCGAAAGCCTTTTGCTCCAGTAGTTAAAGTTGCTACGTCAAACCCTAAATCGGTACCGCCTACAGCATCTCCTATTTTCTCGCTTTGAATAGTAATTGTATCGTTTACTGCATATCCGTCACCAGGCGAAGCAACTGCAATACTTGCAACACCGCTACCGTTTACTGTAATTGTAAAAGATGCGCCTGATCCACTACCGCCAGCAGTATAATCACTTTCTGTAATTGTATATGTGCCTGCAGTACGGTCAGTATCTGTACCGCCTGTGGTACTGTCAACAGTTGCAATACCTGTTGAACTATCATAGACGTCTGCACCTGCCAGTGCTGCCCAGAGAACTTCTTCTACTGAGTGAACGTCTACTCCTGACCCTGCTTCCGCACCAGCAACACCCTGATTAGCAGAGTCAAGTGCAGTTTGCCCTTTTGACTTAAAGGGTCGAATATAAGTGCTAAATGACCACTCTGCAGGAGCAAGAGAGTCTGTAAATAAACGTCTACCTCTACGAGATACGCCTACTGTACTTTCCATTTCCGAGAGTAGTATTTCAGAAGTATTTGTAGTCTGAGAGAAACTATATCCATCA